TTTGTCCATTCAGAGAAACTTCTTCTTCAATCTCTAAATAATTAGAATCTAGCCCGAATACTTTAACTTTGTTCGCCCCTGTGCCCCCGTTTGTATCGTTGGCGTCAGAGGAACTTACATACATAATAGACGCAGCGGTGGGCCACACGTAATTACCACCCTGCTCCCAAATAGTTTCCTCAGTAGAATTTACGTCCGGGTTACGGGCAAACTTGTACAGCGGGGTAGCTCCGGCAACCTGCCCTTTAGAAACTTGTAGCTCGTACGGTTCTTGGATTGCCATAGCGTTTCTCAATGCTTCATCTAGTTGATTAAAATATATGCGAAGGACATTGTTAAACTGGTCAAACGCTGCGCGGTCATAGTCTTGCGGCGGCTGCGGGAGAGCGGGGGCGCGAAAGTTAATATCAACATCGTTTAGAGCCACTACCGCCTCCCATCAGGACGCATATCCAAACGTGGCGAACCTAGCTGCCACTGTACACCCAACTCATCAGACGAAATCTTGATCGCCATCTGCCTACCTCGAACGCGGGTATTGATCTGCTGTGTAAACTGCTCAACCGGCACCGTTGCGGTACGCGTTACGGACCCATAGCTAGTACCACCTGCAGACGCTGGGCTGATATACCCAGATCCAGAGTTTTTAAGCGGGTAGAAAGTCATGGTGGCCGCAGGAGAAGAGGCCGTTGACCCGTCAAAGGTCATGTCAGGTAGCACGCGCCAAATAAACGCGAACCTATGGCCGTCATCCAGATCAAACTCAGCCGAGGTTATGAAGGCATCAATAGCCGTAGAGGTGCCGGTTTCGTTGTCGTCCACACCTTCTTCGTGGTTTACAAGGTTGTAGGTGTAAGTGGCCGCAAGCGGATACTGTCGTGTGCCAGAGTCCAGCCAAGCTGTACGGGCTAGGTTGCCGTAATACCAAACCTTGTCGAGATAGTTATAGACAACATATCTGTTTACCGATGTGGAGTCGGCAGAGCAGTAGAACCACCAGATTTCATGGAACTCTTCGTTCGTCCCGGCAAATACTTGGTCTATCTGCAATTCGTTAAAATCATTGAATACATACCGGCGCAAATCGCAGGGGAGAGCCTGCGTGCGACCATCGTACATATAGAACTTATCACGCCCCATCCAGAATGACGCGCCAGAGGCGTAGGCTACTGCGTTTTGTGAGGCAATAGATATGTTATCACCCACAATCTGAGCGCCCCACACAGCCTGACCACCTAAATATTGCAGGGAGTAGACCGAGGAATCGGTCCACACGAGAACTTCCTGACGGGATTGCTGGGCCGTAACAATCTCGGTGCCACGAGACAGCCGTAGAGAACCTGCCTGATTAGTGGCACTAGGGGTCCAGTTGGCGGCATCCTCTTGGTCAGACCACCGAATAAGCATGGGGTCTTGTGTGGATGTGCCTATCGTGTTCGCCCCGAACGCAAATACGAATCTGCTAATATCCGAGACGAGGATGTAATTCTGTATAGTGGGGGTGTCCGACGCGCCACCTAGAGTAGATATACCTACCGCCCGTGTAGCGGTGCCAGCAGTAACATCCCAATAATATATACCGCCGCCCCGAGGGCCAAAAATCAGGTCTTCGCCAAAATTAGACTGGCTCCAGAGACGCATGGGTGCAGCCGTAGTGCCGCCAGTACCCCAAACACCGCTGCTCCAAGCGCCGCCACCCCAACCCGTAAGAGGTACAGAAATAGCGTCACCAACACTGATCTGGTAGGCGGCGGTTACACTCCCACCACCGTTGCCGGTGTCCGATGCGTTGGCTGTGGCTGTGGCGGTGATGGTGTAAGTATTAGAACTAGGAACTGTTTGTATTTGATATTCTTGGTTTAGAACATCCGCCGTAATGTTACCACCCAACGACACTGCGCCGCTAAACGTAACAAAATCACCCACCATAGCATCGTGAGACGCATCAGTAACAGTCAATGTGGCCGAACTCGCCGTAGCCGCAAAAGTAGCTGTGCCGGTAGTTGTAGACCGGATAGGGGTTATATCGTAGTAACTCCCACCTAATTCAGTATAAAACTTAAGATGTGTACCTACACCTACGTAGTTAAGGCCACCAAGCGTTACCCACGACCACAAAGACCTACACACGCCTTGAAACGTGTTAACGGATATTCTTTGCCAACCACCAATCTTTTCGGGGTATCCCTGCCGAAAGCGCACCTTATCGCACTCATACCAACCGGTTTCGTTAGTATAACGCGTGCGTTCCCTGTTAACGCCGGGTTTTAAGGATAGCTTCTTAAGGGGCATCTAGGTTACTCCGACGTTACCCCAAACAGCGGGAGTGTGGTCACTGTAATAGCTACACTACGCTTCAATTCTAACGAGTTACCACAATCTGAGCAAGCATCAGCTTCAAGCTCAACAGCGTCCAGATCATAGCCGCAGTTAGCGCAAACCACCTCTATCTCGTGTTCGGGTTCTACGTCTCCCTGCTCGTTAACCGCAGCGACATATTTAGCTCTCATCGTCCTCTCCTACTGCAAGCATACGGGTAATTAGTCGTCCACTTCGGTTCTGCACCTGCCGGTGCCACTTACTATCCGCCATCTCTTTTGCAGCAGTTTTCCAGTCCTGCACATGAATGGCCGCGATAAACTTCTTAAACCCCGAAAAACGCGGCCTACCTAAATTAAACATCATATTACAGCAAATAAGCTGTACTTCTTCTGGAAGCTGCTCAAAATCGTCGATGACCCAACGGCAGTCATTCATAGTGATACTAATGTCTTTCCCAAAAAGCTCCGCTACGCGCTCTTCGGTAACGGGTGCTCCGGGGGGCCAATCGTACTCAGGCTCCCCCTCCAGACAAAGATGGCCTATACCACAAGTTTTCAGGCCGAGGTGGTCTAAGTAGACGGAGTACATAACCCCCTCATCCACCTCTAACTCTTTACGTAGCTTCTCAAGAAAAGTCATTTTCCCTGCCCACGGTACCGCTTCCAAGAGCGGCGTTTGTGTTTATTCTTGGGTTTCGAGTTGGTGCCGCGTCCGATGCTAGTCGCGTGTTTAATATCAACCGGCTTCCATTCAGAAACACCGACACCTCGTGATTTAGTAGCCATTATTTACTCACCGATTTGTACTTCTCGAAGGTCCGTAGGCCGCCCAACCCGAGCATCCCCATGAGGACAGGCATCATCTGGCTCATGTCGAGCGCAGGAAGATCGACGAGGTGGCCTGTCTGCGCGAGCGTGAACACGAGGATAGGCTGTGCAATATAATTCCAAGCAAGAGCAACGCCGCATGACCAACCGATAAATGGACGCCACCCGGCAACAAAAGTAGACCTCGAAGCTGCTTCAACCTTGTTAATTTCAAGCTGCGCGATATCGATCTTCGCCAAATGCTCCGTCAGTTGCGCCTCAATCTTGCGCTCTGCTTCAGCACGCTTCTTCGGATCTTCAGGCAAGAACGAACCGATCACATCTTTGACAAGCGGCAGTACCGCTGGGAGTAACGCACCAATCATTTTTTGTCCGCCTCTAGCAATTTAATCCTGACCTGCATGTCGTGGTTCATGTCGCCTTCCTCTCGCTTGCAATCAACGGATGCGAACCATTATGAATCTTATGCATCCGCTCAGACTCAGCCTTGAGATAAGCGATATCCGCCAAAATGTGGGCTATCTGCATGTGATCCCGGCGCAGGTTTTCCGGGCTGTTCATCTTTGCCAGTATATCGAGGCGCTGCTTAACTACCGCCTCTCCATTTTCGAGGTGATCAATGCGCTGATCTATCTTGCGGAGCCGGGACTCGATGTCCGACAAGGTATCCTGAATAGCCTTAATCTGCATCTTACCGACAGCGGCGGCGCCCGCCACGCTAAACAAGATACCGCCAAGCGTGACGATCAGGCGAATGTCTATCGCGCCGTCCATGTCAGCACCGACTGTATGTTCAGATTCATTTCCGGAACGCGGCGAACAGCAGCGCAGTCACGACCACGCCGAGCAGGATGACTTCGCCGTAGGACATCACGATTGCTTGCGACATTTTTTAATCCACCTTTGCACGGTTTCAGTTTCGTAAATGCGGATGATTGACCAGATCAACGAAGCCAAAGCCGCCGCCGCAGGGAGCCATTCGACCAGCGTGGCGAGGACGACGGTAATGCTGCTTACGTCGATGATAGTTTTAACGTGATCATCCATCAGGGCCACCTAATTCTACTACATCCCAAGTTTGATTTTCTTCATTCCAATTATATAATAATCCGTCTTCTGGATAAGCAACAGGTGCTTCCCAAAGACAAGTATCTTCATCTAATGTCCAAGAATTATAAGGTTTAGGTGGAATAAAAGCATCTCTACTTGAATCATACTTAAAACCAATACCTGCAAAGTTTTTTCTTAAAGGAGTACCCCCTAAAGTATGCTTTCCTCCACGAGTATTATAAGAAGTTTGAAACCAAGTTCCTTCTTGTGTATCTATAAAATCTTGTTCGGCAACAATAACTTGTTCTACTACGTTACCAACTCCTAATTTTGCGTAATGTGCCATAATATTTCCTACGCTGTATAGGTGCCACTTGAAGTAAATTTTAATATAGTATCTGAACCATCTGTTGTAACAGTAGGTGAACCAGTTGTTGTACCAGAATAATCTGTTGTAGCCATTCTAAGAATAACTACTCCGGAACCTCCTGCTCCTGAGGTAGAGTTCAAACCGCCTGCTCCACCACCGCCTCCAGTATTTATTGTA